AGATAAGATACCACACTGCTATACTTTTGTCTTACAGTATGCTATAATACTAGCATGTTTGATATTTTATTGATTGTTCCTGGTAAGAAGAAAGTAAGCGGCAGCGGCTGGCATAGCTTCAATGCGCCCTGCTGCGACAAGCGCGGTCACACCGTGGACAGACGGCAGCGCGGTGGCATCAAGTTTACTGAAGGCGCCAATTGGGTATATCATTGTTTCAATTGTGGATACAGTTGTAATCTGGAAATTGGCAACAGTCTAAGTAAGAAAACCAGAGACTTTCTAACTTGGTGCGGCGTAGATCAACAACAGATACAACGCTGGAACTTGGAAAGCCTGCAGAACAAAGACCTATTGGACTTTACCAAGAAGTTTAAAAAAGAAAAGCCCCTACACTTTAAACAAACTCAGTTGCCTGACAGTGAACCGTTAGATTTGACCAACCCACAGCATAAAGTTTATGTTGACTACCTGTTGTCTAGAAAAGTAAATCCAGTAGAGTTCAAATTCTTTGTATCACCCACTGCCACTGGCAGAAACAGTAACCGAGTTATAGTACCATATACCTATCAAAACACTATAGTGGGCAATACCAGCAGATTCTTGGACACTAGAATACCCAAGTACATCAACGATCAACAACCGGGATATGTATTTGGTTACGATCAACAGAAGGCAGACTGGCAAGTGTGTATCTTGGTTGAAGGCATATTTGATGCACTGAGTATAGATGGTTGCGCATTGATGCACAATGATATCAGTGACATGCAATCAAGGTTACTGAGACAACTGAATCGTCAAATTATATTTGTTCCTGACAGAGACAAGCCAGGTATGGCAGTGTGTGAACGAGCCATAGAGTTGGGATACAGTGTAAGCATACCCAGTTGGCACGATGAGATAAAAGATGTTAATGATGCAGTAATTAAATATGGCAAGTTTCCCACTCTGTTAAGTATACTACAGAGTGCGACCACTAGTAAAATAAAAATAGAAATGCAGAGGAAAAATATTGTTAAAAGATTATAATTTCGAAGTTCAGAAGTTGTTTTTGCGCATGATGGTTACTGACGGTGAATTATACACCCGAGTATCCAACATAGTAAATCCTGAAAACTTTGATAAGGCATTGAAACCTGTTGTTAAATTCTTTAAGGAACACACTGAGAAATATAACACGCTGCCTGAACCTGGTCAAATCGCTGCATCATGCAGTGTTGATTTAGAGCCAGTGGCCGACTTGGGTGAAGGTCATTGTGAATGGTTTCTGGATGAGTTTGAACAGTTTACCAAACGACAAGAACTAGAACGTGCCATTCTGAAATCAGCCGACTTGTTAGAGAAGGGTGATTATGATCCTGTGGAGAAACTGATTAAAGACGCAGTTCAGATCAGTATTAGCAAAGACATGGGTACTGATTACTTTTCTGATCCTCGTGCTCGCCTGATGAAACTAAAGAACAACAATGGACAGGTCAGTACAGGCTGGCCAGTGCTAGACAAAGCACTGTATGGTGGATTCAATCGTGGAGAACTACAAATCTTTGCAGGCGGATCTGGCTCAGGTAAAAGCTTGTTCATGCAAAATCTTGCAGTGAACTGGGCACAGCAAGGACTCAGTGGCGTATACTTAACACTGGAACTCAGTGAAGGCTTGAGTGCAATGCGTATTGACAGCATGGTTACTTCAGTGGGTGCCAGAGATATTTTCAGAGAACTAGACACAGTTGAAATGAAAGTCAAAATGACTGCCAAGAAGTCGGGTGACTTTCGTATCAAGTATATGCCAGCACAGAGTACAGTGAATGATATCAGGGCTTATTGCAAAGAACTGCAAATCCAAGCCAACTTCAAAGTGGACTTCCTGTGTATTGACTATTTGGACTTGTTGATGCCAGTGAGTGCTAAAGTAAGCCCCAGTGATTTGTTCATTAAAGACAAGTATGTAGCAGAAGAAATTAGAAATCTAGCCAAAGAATTGAATGTGTTGTTGGTAACAGCCAGTCAGTTGAATCGTAGCGCAGTGGAAGAAATTGAATTTGATCACAGTCATATTAGTGGTGGTATCTCAAAGATCAACACAGCAGATAACGTGATAGGTATCTTTACCAGTAGAAGTATGCGCGAGCGTGGTCAATATCAGATTCAATTGATGAAAACCCGAAGCAGTAGTGGTGTTGGACAGAAGATTGACCTAGAATTTAACATAGAAACACTTAGAATTACTGACCCTGGAACTGACGATTATGCAGCCAATAATCAACAGTCATCAGCCAATCAAATTATGAGTAAATTCAAGGTTTCCAGTGAAGTAGTTAGTCCTACTCATGTAAGTGAAGTTATGGATGCAGCCCCGGAGAAGAAAGTGGTAGCGGAAGTGCAGAGTACAAAACTGAGGGCAATGCTCAATAGTCTTAAAAAGTGATAAATATACTTACAGGAACACCGAATATGGAACGAAAAACAAAAAGTTTACTAGAAGAACTGGAAGCTATGAGCGACAAACGTGATACTAGTCATATCATAGAGAGCCGCGCCAACAACATTATCACCAGTGCGATCAATTTGCTAGAAATGATCAACAAGCACTATGATGCTGACCGGGCCAGTATTCTGGAACGCAAGTTACTCAGTGCGATCAAAAGCAAAGACCAGACCAAATTCAGCAAAAGCATACGGAAAAAAGATGAAACTCCAGGAAGTTGACAGCACAATTAATGAAGCAATCACTGATTGGATCAAGGCTGGAATAGGCACCTTGGGAGCAGCAGCCGGATACTCAAAGGGTGCCACATATGCACAAGATGCTCTGAAAAAAAGTCATTTTATCGGTGAATTTACCAAAAAAATCGGCGGCATGTTAGCTATTGTGTGGCCCAAAATACAAAAACAACAGCAAGCCTATACAGTAGCACAGAAAAATATGCAGGCTATTGCGGCCAACCAACCTGTAGTTTATGGGGGCAAGACGATTAACCCCACGGATCCCAACTATGATGCGGTCAAGGCAGAAAATCAACGTATCCTGCAATCAGGAACCAGCCCAGATCAATTTGATCTGGCAGGATACTTGAACAAGGTTATCAAACAGTACGCCGCCGGAGTAAATATAGCACCGTACGATTATGACATAATGAATCTGTGTAACCAGCTGGCAAAGAATTACCAATCTACCCGTGGCACAGCCGAACTTAAGGACATTGGCGAATTGCTATTCCAAGCAATCAAAGCAAGTACTCCTAAGGAAGAAACACCAGCCGCAGAAGCAGGAACAGTGTCGCTAAAATCAGTTTCAGATTTACTGCCTAAATTGTCAGATGCTGATTTAGTAAAGTTAACTGCTGCAATTAAACAACAACAGGATGCAAGATTATAATATGAGTGAAGACATCTCATCTTTAATTGAAAAATTAGAGCAAATAAACACAGTACCAGTCACTGAAGCCAAAGGACATCTGGATCACCCAGAGGATTTGATATTTACTGCTGGATCCAGTGGTGCACAAGCTGCACTGAGATCAATACTGGCCACAGTGCAAAATCCCAAAACTGTAACTATTAAATGGGATGGATATCCTGCACTGATATTTGGCAGAGATTCTGCTGGTAGATTCAGTATCATGGACAAGCACATGTTCAACAAAGCTGGTGGAGTTGGTAGAACCATATATACTCCGCAGCAATTTGCCAAGTATGATGTAGATCGTGGAGTAGTCAGATCGGATCTGACCAAGATCATAGGATCTATTTGGGCCGGACTTGAACGAGCAACACCCAAGCAGCCTGGGTACTATTGGGGAGACCTGTTGTTTAGTAGCCCGCTGCAAGCACAAGATGGTATGTACACCTTTAGGGCTAATCCCAATGGTATTACCTATACAGTAGAACAAGATAGTGAATTGGGCAAGCTGTTTGATAAAAAAGTAGCAGGCATTGCAGTGCATCAGTTTATAGAAGCCGATGCAATGAGCACCGATGATGCAGTCACACTAAATGGTGGAATAGGCAGCTTGCAAAATGTCAGCAATGTTGCTATTGTGCCCAGTGCAATGCCAAACCCTCCCAAACTAAAATTAAACACCACACTGTCCAAAGCTGCTGAACAGGCCATACAAACCTATGGTCCCATGGTAGATGACTTATTCAACAGTGCTCCTCAGGCCAGAACTGCTTTTGCTGGACTGTTTACTGTATACGTGAACAAGAGAATCGTAGCTGGAAACTTGAACAGCATGGGTTCTGATTTTTTGCAGTTTGTGCAATCCAGACCCTTCACTGAAACCATGAAAGCCAAGTTGTTGGCTTATCTGCCCACTAAAAAGAACGAAGTCAAGGCTGCGTTCATCATTTGGGTTCAATTGTACAAGCTAAAGATGCTGGTAGTCGATCAATTGGCAAAACAAGCTGAAGTTGGTCCTATAAAGGGATACTTACAGGATGGTACACAGACACAAGAGGGGTTTGTATCCAACAACTTAAAATTTGTAGACAGAATGGGATTCAGTCGTCAAAATTTAGCTGGTAGGTAACCCTTTTCGTACACAAATGATAAATAAAAGTAGAGTCTGCATGACTCACTTTTAAAGGAAAAATAAAATGTCAAACAATCTATTACAAACTCACGGTGATGTAAAGCCAGTATTCGCAATCGACCAAACCAATGGTTCAGGCGCAACAGCAGTTGGTATCCCAGTTCAAATCGCTGGTCCTAAGCTTGATTTCTTCAAGCTTGACTTGAAAGCTGATCCATCAGCAAAATTGGGTGTTAACAGTGCAGTTGATTCAGTAATCAAAACAGCAACACAATTGGCTACTGTTCACATGTATCAAGTTAATGCAGATGGCATCATGAGCATCGCTCTGTACCCAGCTGCTGCTTGGACTGCTGCTGCATTGCAAGTCGCTGTTCGTGCATTGGGCACAGTTGACAGCTTCGCACTAGCTGCAGTTGATGTTACCACTGGTGGCTTCACTTTAGCTTAATCTAAGCCGTTCTACAAGAAACCCGAAATTAATTTCGGGTTTTTTTACCTCTATTAAATACAGTATGGGCATGAATATCAGATGTTATACTTTATTCAATATAACAAAAACTAACATAGTCAGTCGTAAGCCTCCGTTGGATTTAGCGGAGAGTGCGGCTGTGTGGCAGAATAAACGCAATATGCAGAGCAACTTTGACACTATCGTGCAGGTGATCTCTCTGAGGGCGCAGCCAGAAAACATAAGTGAACCAATTGTAGCAGAGATGAAGTTGTCTGATTTTGCACAGTTTGGGTCAGGGTACACAGAAAAGAAAACTGTGAAGATTTGGCAGTTTAATTTCTACGTCAACCACGTGGGCGTTTTTACCGTGGACGACAATAATCTGGGGGCATTGTACATGGACTGCGATAGTGTGCCCATGATCAAAATAAACAATGAATACGATAAACTGCCACTGTTCCTGTCCAGCTCTCCACAATTCAAGAACATACACTTTGAGGTATTGACAAATGAATGAAAA